TATAGTCTGTTGATTACAAGGGTCTATATAATTGTAGCCGAAAGATTGAGGATAGGCTAAACTAATTAGCAGAATAAATAAAAAGACTTTCATTCATTTTACCAACCACGTTTTTCCATCCTTCTTAATACATTAGCCACAGCTGTTATAACAGCGCCAGTAGTTGCAAATGATACAGTTGATTGGTCGAATGACATATCCATATTTTTTAGGAATCCTTCACCTTCTTGAATTGATGTTCCTAATCCACTTCCAGTAATATATCTTCCGTTTTCTACGCTTACTAAACGAACTTGAATACCAACCATAGTCTTGTTAGATATTTTAGCTTTCCTTCTTTTTACTTCTTCTTCTTTAGATACTGCAAAATCATAAAGCTCTGCATATACAAAATATTTTGTTTGAGCAAATTGCCCTACACTATCTAATTCTTTGTCTAGTAAACCATTTACACTTCTTTCCCATTCTTTCACCATTCTGTTTACAACTTCTTGTTTTTCCTCAACAAAATAAAATCTACCAGCCTCTTCTAATACTTCGATAATACGTTGAGTAACTCCAAAGCCTACTCTCTTATCTTGTAATTCCGGATATTGATTTATAATGTTTTGAGGAATACTAATCTGTATTAATTGAACGCCTTCTGGTTCCCCGTCATACCATTTAATATCATCTAATGTTTTTTCTGCTTCATAGCTAGCAACCTTTGATTGTACTTTAACTTTACCGCTTTGAGTATAACAAGCAGTTAATAACAATAGCAAAACAAGTAAGCTATATAATCTATTCATTAGTTATTAAACCTTTTTAATGGATCATCATTAAGTTTTTCAAGTTCTTTTGATAAGTCTTTAACATCTCTTTTTAATCCATTTATATCAGATTTAATATCAGATAAATCAACACCTTCATAACCATCAACCTTTTCAGTTAGATAGTCAATGCGTTTTTCAAAGTCTTCTAGTTTTTGGCCAACTAATTCAATATCAGATGCATCTGCAAATCCTTGAACTACTGCTTCTAGTGAATCTATTCTACCTGTAAAAGTATACCACCCAGCTATTAAACTTGATAGTACAGTTACTAATGCTATAATATTTTGAATTGATAAACCAAATTTTGCATTCTTTAAATTATCAATTGCTTTTTCTGCGTCTACTTGTTTTGCCATTATTTACTCCTTATTTATTTTTTAAACCACTTTATTTTAGCTGCTTCGGCTTTTACATAATCTCCATATTTACATGCTAAATAATGAAGTGCAAATCCAAATAATAATCCTATTATAAATCCCGTCATGAGTTACTCCTTATATTTCAAACCCTAATGATAACATAAAGGTTCGGTTGTGAAAACTATCAGGATTAAATAAAAATGCTATATCTAATCCCAATCCTTTAGCTTCAACTCCTGCACCCACAGTAAAATAATCTACTTCATAATCGGGTTCCATATAATATCCAACTCTAATATCAAATAACTCTTGATAAGAATATTCACTACCAAAACCTAATGAATAGTAATCTTGATAGAGTTTAGTATCAATAGCAGCAGTAAAGCCATTGGCTGTTGTGTATTTAAATCCTACCCCTAGTGAAGCGGGTAATTCTAATTCTGTATCTACAAAACTATTTTTAGTTCCTAAGTCTTGTAATACTAATGCTAGGGCAATATAATTATTATTGCTAAGCATCCATTCTTTGTATGACCCCAAGTCAAAACCGTAACTATTCCCAATATCCACTGAGTCTAAAAAGTCATGACTGTAGATATTAAACCTACCGCCTAAATGCCATCCTTTAAAATAGCCTCCGTAAGTAGCACCTAATCGATAAGATGAAGAATCAAAAGTACCTAATACAATACCTGAAGCATCAGCTTCAACTTGACTACCATAATTAAAATAAAATAATTCAACACCAAAGCCTTTTGAACTTGTGTACATTATATTTTGATAGCTCATATCATTTGTAAGATCTGGAAGCCAAGTTACATTAGTTAGTTCTGCATAATCTTTGTCTAATGTGATAAGAGCTGGATTATGATACAGGTTTTGAATACTAGCATGTGCCATACCCGTGTTACCCATACCAGAACTGTAAACACTTGGATTAATTGTAAAAACTTGATTTGCTTGTCCAAACAAAAAACTAGAAAATAATAATATAAATAATTTCTTCATTACAGTTTTACTTTCTTTCTAGCTTTAGCACTTAATTCTTTATAGTGATATAATTTTTTACTGGTTTTGCCCGCCTTCTTCAAAGTATAAATGCCGTTTCTTCTAGCATGTTGATAACCTTTCCATTCTGTACCATCTCTTAAATAGTGCCCTTTAGATTTCCATGATGCAGCCATAATTTCTCCTTTACTTTATTACCGTAAATTTCTTTGATTTAATTTTGTTATCTGTCTCTAATACAAATAGATAGATACCCGGTTTTAACGTTTCATAGCCTAAGAATACGGATACTTCGGGTAGCCAAATATTAGGACTGTTTGTAAAATCAAAAGTGTGAATACCTTCTGATACTTGTTCATCTAGTACAACTCCTATCAATTGGCCAACAGGGTTGTATATACTAATTTTGGCATTACCAGATTGTTCCATAAAGAATTGAAAATTAGCTGATTGAGCAAACGGATTTGGATAGATATACGTTATATCATCTTCTTCTGGTTTACCGCCACCAAACGCCCAATACTTGTTCCAAACTAGTACCTTACCATCTTGTCTTTGCATTAATAAATCATCACCGTTTGGGTTACCAGCATTTGCTTTACCTACAAAAGTTAAATCAGCTTCGGTCCATTCAGCATCAGGAAAATCTGCTGTGAATATTAACTCTAGCCCAACCATCTCTTGTGTTATATAATATGATTGAGGAGCATTGTTAGGTGAGTTATCTAGTCCACCAAAGCTAATTGTTTTATACCCTAATTCATCGACTTCACTTTCATTTAAGTAAGTCATCCAAGGGCCTGGAAGTAATCCTGTTTGAGCATCTATAAAAGTTAATTCATTTGTGTTATATTTAAATTCAAATTCAAATCCCGCAATATTAATCGGTTCGCCTTGCTCATCTAATTGTGGAGAAATAGTTAGAGGGACTACAACTTGATTACCTGATTGAACTTTAACTGTAGAATCAGCTGGTAATGATAAAAGTACATCCGGGTTTGTTAATGTTGATTTTAAACTTCTTTCCATTGTTCTTGCCCACTCGGTTGGTGGTGAACCATTACCCCAACGATAAAATGTTGTTCCGTCAAGTGTTGGTGTTGTAGCTGTCCCACTTACATCAACTTTTAAACCTGTTAAATTCATATCACCCGTAAAGTAATATGCGATGTCTGAATCATTATCAGTTCCAATAATATCTACTTGTTTAGAATTATCATCAGTTTTAAATAAGTAATCTGGATTTACATCATCTCCAAATGTAGAACTACCCGCTCCTAATTCAATGGATAGTGTGTCTAACCCTGTTTGAACATCATCCATTAATGGATTTAACCAAGCAACTCCACCTCCGTCTTGTGTTAGTGTTGTGGTTTCTTGTGCTAAATCATCATCAACAAATATACTAAACTCTCTTCTTTGGTTTCTTGTGTTTCCATCATGTGCTTGATAATAATTTAAAGTTTCATCATTGTTTCCAGATTTTAAATTATCAATACTTGACCATTGTTGATAAGTTTCTCCATTGTAGTGTGTGTAGGTTGTTTCAAATACTCCTGATGTGTATGCCCATAAAAAATATGTGTCGTTTAATTGGAACTTGTCATCCCCGTCTACATCACCGATTAAATACGCACTTGGTGTTGCAATATCAATATCGGTTTCGTTATCAAATTTATTTGATTGGAAATTGAATGATGAGATTGCGTCATTGATGTTGGTGATTGCTCCCCTATCTAATAAATAAGTTGTGTGGTCTCCAACATAGTCATCTGCTTCTGGTGGCCAGAACGACATACGATATCTGTTGTTTCGGGGTAAAGAAATATTGAAATATCCTTTATCATCTGTGTATGTCCAATACCAATAACTAACTCCTCTAAACCCGTCGTTTTGGATTTTCTGGTCTGATGTTGTTCCTGCATTTTGTTCATAGTATCTCATGTGTTGATACCCTAATGCAAATGTTCCAGCGTCATCATAACTACCCATAACATCATCATTTAAAGATTCATCTGTTAAACTTGAAGGATAATTAACATCTCTTGGATTTCTCCAATTAGAAAATTGACCTGGATTTGTTTCATCTAATTCAAAGATAACTTTCATCATAGGATATTTGCTTCTTGAATATGCATTTGTTCCGTCGTATTCTCCAATGTATCTCATATATCCTTCAACATCAACAAGTTTCGGGTGTAAAGTAATATCTCCACGAGCAGCTCCGTTAAAGGTTCTTTCGTCTGTATAGTAATTACCCCAATTTCCGTCAATGTAAACTTTATAATCTAAGAAATATGCGTCTGATACATAAGTGTAATATCCTGATGACCCGTCATAAAATGTTGGTATTCTAAATGCTTTTGGTGCAAAGTCATCAACAACATCATTTATTTTAAAATATAATTTTATTATTTGTGCTTGGTTTCCATTACCAGTTCCGAATGTTTTATCTGGTGTTCCATCATTATCTGCGTCAACCCCGTGAGAAACCATAGTAACTCTTAACCAATCGTATCTTGTATCGGATATTGATTCTTCTATTAATGTTTCAGATGTTCCGACCGCTAATGAATCTTGATAACCGACATTTTGATAATGAACTACTTCAAATGAATAGTCTGCTCCTGATGATTCATCACCTTCAGTCCAGCTTGATATATGACTTCCTTTAACAACTTTGGATTCTCCTTGACTCCAAGCATTAACTGATGTTTCACCTGATTCTACCCAAGTGATTAAGTCGTTATCGAATGCAATATCAAACCTAAGTGTAGTAATATCTTCCCCTACATCATCTAAGGTAACTTCCATTTCCAAAACTTTATCTCTCCAGATATCGAAGTTATTATTATCGAATGCTGGATTTGACGCATCTGCTGCTAAGAAATCGTCTAAATCTTGTGTAACTGAGTCTTTCCACCAAGTTTGTGGTGAATCCCAACTACCTAATTGCTTAACACGAATAATCGGATTTTGTCCGAATAACATTACTGAGCTTGCAATAAATATTATTGCGTTAGTTAAGTATTTGAACATCCTACCATTTAACCTTGTCTGACCAGTAAGCTGCTGACATCTTACCTTTTTTGATATTTCTACCATGACGAGCTTTAAATGATTTTCTTTTCATCTTCATACGTTTTGATTCACCTGCTTTAGGTTTTCCAGCAGTACTTGCGCCTTGTTGACCAAAGCGAATAGTTTTAACTTTATCGCCAACTTTAGCAACAACAATGTGTGATTTTTTAGGATGACTTGGCGTACGTTTAGGTTTATTATAACCAGAAACACCAGCCCTAGATAATCTTGAATCTTTTTTCTTAGCCATTATTTTTTTCCTTTATTGTGCGTTTTTACAATAGGAACATTCATAGTTAATGAAGCCCCTTTATGCTTAACAAATTTACCCGAATGTTTCATTAAGGCAACTTTGCCTTTCGGGCTTTTCATAAAGTGGTATCCTTTTGGTGCTTTAATCTTCATAACCTAATATAGTTATAATATCCTAATCTTCTCCAGGATTTATGCAGACTTCCTTATTTTTTCCATAGACCTACCCGCAAAATAAGCGCCATACACTGTCATGAGTAATGTTTGGTATACCGGGACGTATGAACTATTAATTTTAAATTGTCCCAAATTACCATCAAAAAAGCTTAACAAAACAAATACTACAGTTAAAAATATTAAAGTTATTGGTCTAATGTTTTTTGATAACCAAGATCCATGTTTCATATCAGCTTCCCACCTTGAACTAACTTGCTCTTGAGCTTTCTGTTCTGCGTTTGCTAATAAAGTTTCTAACTTTAGTTTTGCTTCTGCTTTTTCATCTTCAGAGGTGTGGAGGTTATCAATAATACCTCCCACATCTTTTAATACTCCACCTGATAATAATTCCATTATTTTAGGCATCGCTTTCTCCTTCTTCATCATAGCTACTATCCATTGAAGCTAGTATGAGGTTTCTTAATTTAGTATCTTTAGTTACATCAAATGCGTATAGATTTTTTTGTCCTTTTAATTTCATAGTAATAATCATTTGTTCTACTAATCCATCTAATTCATTTGAAGCTTCTTGAGCCTCATCAATATATATACTTTTAATCTTTTCCATTTTCTTCTTTGCCTTTCGGAGCTTCTGGTTCTGCTTGGGGTTCTTCAGCCATCATTTGTTGTAATTCATGCTTCCAATTGTACCCCGCCCTTTTTGCGAGTGTAGCGGAGGAAACAATACCTAATGATTTATGTATTTGCATAACCTTTGCTTGAGCTTCCATATCTTCTTTGATTATTTCAGGGAATTCTAATGACATTGGAATATCAACCGTGTTAACCGGTTTCATTGTAGCTTTTCTTCCACCTATCATTTTTTGAGCTTGTTCTGTTACATACTCTGGATCTTTACCTTCGTGAATCATTGTATTGATTTCTGACATAACATTAATTAAACTCTCTTGAGCATATTCAGGTACTCTAACAGTCTTTGGTAATTGGCCTGCTTTAACAGCATGTTTTAAAACTTCCCTATACATCATTTCAAAAGCTTCACCAAAGAATTCTTGTTTACCTCTAATGTATTGACTGAACGGTGTATCAGCTTTTCTTATTGAAGCATATACGTTTTGGTCAGCCCTTTGATTTAAGATGTGAATCGGTAAGCTTGTTCCAGCTCCGATTGTATATAAAATACCTAATCCATCTTCTTTAGCATCATCAGCATTAATTTGAGGTTTTTCAATTCTGTATTTAACATTTTCAGTCTCAACAAGCATAACCCCTCCTGCAGGAGCTCTTCTTTGTCTTTCTGTTGTTTCTGGCATACGGCCTGATATTTCTTTTACCCATACAACTTTAGAACGTTCATGGTTTAATCTTATTCTATCCATCAACCAGTCTTCATAATACTTAAGATGTCTCATAACTGGTTGTAATGGTACTCTACCTCTTATCTCAGTATCAATACCAAACTTGATAAATTGTACAGAAGGATTTTCAGCTAATGTGTTTTTAGATTTATAGCCCCTTATTTCACCGAATTGAGCATTTGCTAAATCATTGTAGCCTATATCTCTTACCCAGATATCTTTATTATAAGCCTGTTTAGTACCTGTTGGAGTGTAATTATAATCCCAATGGTAAGCTAGTTTGGTTTCAATATCACCTGGTGAAGACTCAACATCCATAATTTCTTGAGGTCTTATTCTTCTTACCTTTACTTGCCCTGATATTGGATTTACATAATAACCAATAAATAGTTCACCTTCTATAAAAGTCATACGTACAAAGTCTTTTTCTCTTTTAACCATTTGATTATTATACCTGAATTGATTTAAAACATTTTCAACCTTTTTATTATCTACTTCTACCTTTAAACCACCACCAATAGTATAGTGTGTCCAGTTTTCAATAATAGAACGACAGTGTGGGTCATTAAAATATTTATATAATACAGCTTCTTGCATTTGATGAAGCTCAGCAGTAGTCTGACTGTACCTCATATTTGGATAAGAGCTACCAAAGAAAGTATAACCACCTAAAAATCTTTCAAGCAATCTTTGGGATTTAGCCTCTTTTGGTTTTGTTACAGGTTGTTGATGTTCATATAAAAAGAAATTATCCTGTGGATGGTCATCAACATAATTATCTTCAAAAGGTTTAGAAGTATTTACATTTTTTAATCTCCATTTCTTTTCTTCTTGTATTCCATCTTCAGCAGCTTTTGCTGCAGCTTCTTGAACCTCTTTACGACTATAAGGTCTTATATTATTCCATAGATCTTTTAATTTACCCATTGTTTCTCCTAGTTATACATGTATGAATCGTCAAATTCCAATTCATCTCCAAAATTATCACTTAATCCTTTATTAATATTTGCTTCTTCAGTAGTATATTCTCTTTCATTGTTTACTAGATTATATATACTACCCGCCATACTTTGTAAAAGGTCAATAGTACCACGTGGTTTGTGGTCTACTTTATTTTTCTTATAATCAATCTCAGCCCCGATTGCTTCTCTTTTCCAGTATTCATGGGCTGGAATTGAAAGTCTTTCATCATACAAAGCATCTTTTAAAGCTTGCATTGCTGCCATAGTTTGACCTTCAGTACTTTTCCTAGATAAACCATCCCCTGTTTTCGAACGTTTATCTAGAACTAATTTTGTAGCAGTTCTATCAATAGATAGCCTACCTACTCTAAATCCTTGATTTCTTAAAATTTGAATTGAGTCTACAGACTGGAATCCATCAAAAGTAATTAAACCTAAATAAAAACCCATTCTTTGAATTTGATATACAATCTCTCGAATATCGCTTAATAGAATTTCTTCTCCTTTTGCCGCTGATACTCTACCTAAAAAATCAAACTTAATATGGGGTAATCTTACATTAGTCATCTTATTACCAAAAGCTTCAATCTCAACTTGTTGTCTTTCAACAAAATGTGAAGCATGACACATTGAAATACCTACAGCATCTTTTCTTAATCCCAAGTCAATATGCATATAACGAGTATACTGGCCCGTACCCGGTCCAGGTCCAAAGCCCGGTTTAAAAGTTCTTTTGTCTTCAAGGAAAGGATTTTCATGAGAAGCTCTGTCTACCATTTCTACCTTACTTCTATCTTTAATAAAGGGTCTAGTAGATTCAGTAGGTATACAAGCAATATCTCTTAAGAAATTTTCTGGATCTCTTAAATAATTTGCTTTTAATTCCATTGGTACTTTTATCTTTGCCATTTATACTCCAAAAAACATTAATAATACTTTACGTTTACCCTTGTGTGGTGTTGCTTTGTGCATTACAGGGTTATTATCTTTTGCTGCCCCATAGATTACACCTTTTAAATAATGGTCTTCAACCTTTACAGCTTTGTCATCTTGTTTATAATATAGGTCACCACCTGTAAAATGTTCTGGATCACTAATTAAAATAGAGCTTCCATATCTACACCAGCTCATGTGGTTATCAATAAATTCCCCGTCTTTTTCTTTACAACCATCATAATGCCAGTCATGACCGGCTGGTCTAGTTTCTAATACCCAATAGCTTGGCGCATTAAATTTTAAAAGTTGCCCAGTCATAACTCTATAAGTATCAGCTATCTTTTTAATAATAAGATTAGATTCAAAATCGTGACTACGTTTACTAACAGTCTTAAGCTGTTGCAATTCTTTAGCTTCACTTTCTGATAAAATATTCTGTATCTGAATCATGCTTCAGCCGCTACTTCATCATTTACATATTCAGGGACTTCTAAATAATCAATAACATTTAGTATAGCTTGTAAGTAACTTAAATCATAGGCTTCATTAACATGCCCTAAATTTTTAGGTAGCTTATCTCTAAAATCTTTTAAGACCCTAATAGTATCATCAAGCCTTAATCCTTGTTCTTCGGGATCATACGTAAAAACATCTTTTATTAAATCTTCTTTCATACTTCTAAAGCCCTCCTAAACCATCCAAATAAGAATTTTTCTTGTTCTGGTTTTCTATCTACAATACTCATGTAGTGTTTTACTCTATAGCATCTTACTCTTTCAAGTTCAACGTTTTCTAAAGCTTTGCGTGTAGCAGGTCCAACTGCCCCGTCAATCTCAATTCTTCCTGACTCTCCATGTTTACCGTTTGCAGCCCTTTGTACTACTTTAGCAGCATTACCATAACCCATATTTAGAACCATGTCAAAATAAATATATCTTAAAGCTTCGGGCATTTTTTCAATCTTATACCTATCCCAATAATCTTTTCTATATATTTCTTTAGCTTCATCACGAGTTAGATTTTTAATATCAAGATCGGGATAAGCTTTTTTGCTAACTCCAAAGTTAGTCTCTCCACCTAGATCATTAGGGTCATTTACATAACCACCTTCATGTTCTAAAACTTTATCAATACAATCTTCAAATCTCATAATAACTCCTTAATAGCCAAATGTTTTTATTAACCTAATTAATATTTCAACGTCTGCTTTAGCTCGATGTTGCTCTTTAAACCTAAAACCAAAATACTTTGCAACCTCTCCTAAACGATATGATCTAAGGTTAGGCCTCTTTCTTTTCATAAATTTTAAGTAATCTATGAATCGTAAGCAAGATAATCTTCTATCATTCTTGACTAAAAAACGTTTATCAAACGAAGAATTATAAGCTATTATACGCTTATTTTTCAGAAAACAGTATAAATCTTCTTTTATTTCATTAAAAGTAGGGGCTTCTATAAAGTCACTTTCTTTCAATCCAGTTAATCTAGTTATTGGTGCAGGAATACCTCTATTAGGTTTTATAAGAGTTGAAAATTCTTCTTCTACTTTACCACGCCAATACCGCACAGCATATATTTCTATAATCGAGTCTTTCTTTGGATTGAAACCTGTAGTTTCAATATCGAGTACAATCACTCCAGGTGAAAGCATTATTTTACTTCTTTAATAATTTCTAATGAATCAGTATCTATAACAAAATATTTATCCATATTAAAATACTTAGGCCCTTTTGCTTCCCAAAGACTTCGGCTTCTAACAAACATATTTAATTTTTCAATACCTACTGATTTACCTTCTTTGATTTTACGTTCAAGGAATGAGTCAGGATAACGAGGTGAACTAATTAATACAATAACACCTGGTACACTACCGTGTCTCATAAAACGTGAAGTCATACGATTCATAACTGCATTGTACATTTCTTCACCTGCATCATACATATCTTCATTTGATTTTTTAGAATCCTCAGTTACTTCAAGGAAATTAGCCTCATCAATAACTGCTGAATATACATTATAGCCCAAAGCAGATAAGGCAGAACTAGTACCAGCATAAATACAAGTATTATTTCTATCTATTCTTATTTCTCTACTAAACTTGGGGTTAGCAGGAAAATAGTCCTTATTAAATCCGGACTGGAAGCGTTCCCAACAATATGTAAACACAACTCTTCGGGACTGTACTTCAGATCTTGATAATAGCATAATACAAATAACACTATTATCAGCTAACCCATAGGCCTGCTGTGGATTTTTGTGCATACACATTTCGTACCACAACAACCATAATATTATTGAAGACTTAAAAGATTTACCGGCTCCAATAGCTTCTAAAAATATTGCAAGATTTACTTGTCTATTCTTTCTATCATTCCATAGATCACAAACATCAGCATAAACTGAATCAAACATTTTACCTTCTAAACCTAAAAAATAAGGATCATTTAATAAGGTCTCAATTGGTATGTCTTTGAATTGCTTTATGGTTTCTTCATTCCAGTCATAAAGAGCTCCGCCCTCTTGATTATCATAATCACTTATCCATCTTTCAGCCTCATTTAATAGTGGATCTTTATTTGTGTCGTCAAACATCTGTTACCTCCGCTTCTAATGCATCTGATTGTTTTTTATAATCAAACTCTTTACCAACAATACGCCCCTGTGTTTTAAATGGTACAATGACTTCATCCATGATTTCTGTTAAAATACGTTTACCCACATTCTTAGCAGCGTTTTGCATAATAATCTTAAATATCTGGTCTACAAATGCTTTAACAGTTGTAGTATCAAGGCTAACTTCTTTTTTAAGTTTAGGTCTTAATTCTTTTGCTTTTACAATCTTATCAGTTATCTTCATAACCAATTCAATATCCTGATTAGTTAAATAACCTTCTTCAGGGTTTTCCATATCTCTTCTGCGTTGCATAACATAAGTTACTAATGCATACATACCTTTAATATCTTCATCAACAGAAGTTAAATGTTTTTCTTCGATAATTTGAGCATTTTCAAAATACTCCATAAGATTAGCAGGTAATCCTGCTTGTCTATTTAAATCTTGCCATAAGCCTGTATTATTTGGGTTAGTTATTTGACGGTCATGATATGTACATTGTCCGTAACCAGGATGGTCTGTACCATCACCAGCAGGTTTTAAACATACATAACCTTCAGGCATTGAGTTTCTTTGAGTACCGCAAATGCGGCGGGTGCGTTGATTATTCTCCCCTAATAGGTAAACTTCATAAGGTGATACCTTATCAATTTTAGGTTTAGTAGAACTAGCCAACTGACCTGCTTTTTTAACAGTGTTCTCAAGTTGCTTTTTCTTATCCAAAATAGCTCCTTCATTTTTTCTTTCTCTTTTTCTTTCTTGAGAAAGGTGGTTTTGCTTTTACTTTTTTAAACTTCCTTAAAGGTGTAGTTTTAAATTTACGCCTTATAGGAAATGCTGATGTACCGATTGCAGTTGTTATTCTTTTTATCATTATCCTGTAATCTCACTGTGTACTAGTATACCGTTTGCGTAGAAATTATTATTCTTTGTTAGTATTGTGTATGTCCAATGTTTTCTTTCAAAGCCTTCCAGTCTATGTACTTGAGCATAATACTTTCCATTAAGTACTTGTAATAAGTCTCCAGGTTGTATTTCAGTAGAACTTAAGTCATAATTAGATTTACTTAAAGCTGGATCTTGAGTTACCATGTTACCATCCTGTTTATAGATAGGGTGGTCTGACGTTAATATTAATTCTTTTAATTCTTCATCATCTGCTGTATCTGTAACTTGATTACCCGCAACAGGAACAGATAACATAACTCTATATAGATTATCGTGTGTAACTTTTTTTATTTCTAAGATTGGTACTTCTTCTTCTTGTCCCGTTTCCCAGTTATAAGACATAACCATATCTCCAACATTTAAGTCGTGTATACTAGCAGTTCCATCTTTTAAACTAACTGGAATCTGCTCATAAATACAAAAACCACCACCGCCACCTGCAAAATTAATAGTTCCGGTAACAGTTGCACTAGCCCCATTATTAGTAAGTGTTAATGTATATGCACCTGTACCGTCTTTATTAGAAGGTGAGTGAGCCCACCTAGTTCTAATATATCTTGTACCAGAATTATGTCCAGTAAATCTACTATTACTATTGGCTGTTGTTGTGCTTATAAAACCACTACCACTATTACTTGTACCTGCAAAACCAGGGTCGCCACTGCTTGAAATAGCTAATGTAAATGTACCAAATGGTCCACCAGTAGTAGATACAGAACAACTTGTTCCACCACTACCATTAGATACTGTCATCTGTGCATCTTTGATACCTACTTCAGTTTCTCCAGGGAAACCTGATATATTTACACTAGTATTATCTGTAGTGCTCCAAGATGTTGCTGGAGCTAAATCATGGTCATAACTATAAAACTCAGTTATAGCATGAGGAGCAGCACCGTCTGGTCTATTTGCACTTGCATTTTGTGTATTAATAGTTGCTATAGTTCCATCAGAAGCGTCTTTTAAAGAAATAGATCCACTATCTCCCAACTCAGTTCTAATATCGCCCATAGAGATTTGACCAGATGCAACTAGAGCCATTTATTTTTTCCTTCTTCTTGCCATAGTTTGTCTAGCTTTTTTTGCTAGATCTGCATCTGCTTTACCCCAAGTAGTTGGTGACTTGGTTGCAAAACTATGAACTCTAGCCATTGCCCATGCTGCCTGTGAGGCTCCAGGTCTGTGGCCAGTTCTATAAGCAGCTTGACCTCTTTTGTATACCTTAGTTAAAATACCCTTTGGTATACCAGTCTTTTTAGCAACTTTTGCTATTGATGAACTATGCCCACCTTTTTTCTTAGCAGCAACAATTCTTTTAGTTTTCTTTTTATGAGTACCTGGCATTATTTCTTCATTTTCTTTAAAATAGCTTTTTGTAAAGCCATTGGTAATTTCTTTTGAGCTGGTGTTAAACCTTTAGCTTTAGCCATTACTCTTTTTTTCTTTTTTTTCATAGCCATAGCCGTTACTCTTTTCATTTTAGCACCATATCCAGCTTTCACTCTTTTCTTTTTAGCTGGCTTTTTCTTTTTCTTCATTCCTGTATGATAGGGCATTACTTTCTCCTTTTTCTTTTAGTAGTTTTCTTTTTTGCTTTAGTACCGTACATCTTATTGTATTTCTTAGTGTACTTACTAGTTTTTGTTTTACGAGGTTTACCCGTTTTTGGATCTATATCAGTTGCAAAATAACCATAAGCTGAAGGATCCGAAGATTTAGTTTTACGCCCCCTTGCAATCTCTCTTTTCTTTTTAGCTTTATCTTTTTTAGATAAACCTGAGAGATAACGTTTCTCTAACTTACCACCTTTTTTTAAAACCCTTTTTTTCTTTTTTCTAACCATTATCTATACCTTGGTATTTGACTTTGGGGATTTTTTGCTTTCCACTTTTTGTGTTGAATAGCAGTTCTGCCTTCACGAGCCCACCTCTTATTTAAAGATTGTCGCTTTTGTTTCCTGGCTTTTGCTTGTCTATTCGGCATAATAAAAATTATCAATTAACATCCCTAAATACAATGTTTAATCCCCACTCCATACAGATAACTTTCTTTCTAATTCTTTTATAGCTTCAATCAATAAAGGTACAAGTTTAGCATAATCTAAAGTCTTATACCCATGACCGATTGGTGCATCTCGAATAATCTCAGGTAATATTTTTTCAACTTCTTTAGCATTTAAACCAACTTGCATATCTTCATTCTCATAACCCAGGCTTCTTGCCACTTCATTTTGTTTCCAGTAATAACCATTAAGCTGTTGTACTTTACTTAATGCATTTTCAATAGTTCCGTGGAAATCTTTTAATCTTGGGTCTGAATAGAAAGCTGTAATATCATTTGTAGCTCTTATCTCTCCTGCAGTACCTGATGCTGCGGTGTTAACCCCTAAACTGTTTACTTGAGCATTAGAACCGGTTGTAAAACCTCCTGATGGCCCAGTAGGTCCTGTACCCCCTGTTGGTCCAGTACTTCCTGTAGCACCTTTTTGTCCTTTAGCTCCAGTAGGTCCTGTACCTCCTGTTGGTCCTGTTGGACCTGCTTCTAAACTTGGAGCACCTTTTTGTCCTTTAGCCCCTGTTGGCCCTGTACCGCCTGATGGCCCTGTTGGACCCGATGGACCTGACGGTCCTGTTGGTCCTGTACCACCTGTTGGTCCTACAATCCCCGTTGCCCCTGTTTGTCCTTTTTGGCCTTTTACTCCTTGTAAACCTGCATCTCCTTCAACCCCTTTTTGCCCTGTTGGTCCTGTCGGTCCTGCTGATCCTGTTGGTCCTGTAGACCCTGTTGGCCCTGTTGGTCCTGTAGCCCCTGTAGCACCTTTTTGTCCTGTAGGCCCAGAAGGCCCTGTTGGTCCCGTACCACCTGTTGGTCCGTTTTCTCCTTGAACTCCTTGAGGCCCCGTTGGACCTGTAGCTCCGATTTCCCCTTTTTGGCCTTTTCCACCCGTGGGTCCTGTACCGCCTGTCGGTCCTGTTGGTCCTGTACCACCTGTTGGTCCTACAATCCCCGCTGCCCCTGTTTGTCCTTTTTGGCCTTTTGCTCCTGCTGGTCCTGTTGGCCCAATTCCTCCTTCAGGACCTGTTGGTCCTGTAACGCCTGTCGGTCCGGTAGGTCCAGTAGCTCCTGTAGCACCTTTTAATCCTGTTGGTCCAGTAGGGCCTGTTCCTCCTGTTCCTCCCGTAGCTCCTGTAGCACCTTTTAATCCTATTGCCCCGTCTGGGCCAGTAGGACCTGTTGGTCCTGTTGGTCCTGTAGGTCCGGTAGGACCTGTTGGTCCTGTTGGTCCATCGGGTCCTTCCACTCCTTGTACTCCTGGAACCCCTTTATCTCCTGTAGCTCCTGTAGCACCTTTTAACCCTGTTGGTCCAGTAGGGCCTGTAACTCCAATTTCCCCTTTTTGACCTGTTGGTCCTACAATCCCCGCTGCCCCTGTTTGTCCTTTTTGGCCTTTTACTCCTTGTAAACCTGCATCTCCTTCAGTCCCTTTTTGCCCTGTTGGCCCAGTAGGGCCTGTTGGTCCCGTAGCTCCCGTAGCTCCTGTAGCACCTTTTAACCCTGTTGGTCCGTCTGGGCCAGTAGGACCTATTGGTCCTGTTGGTCCAGGTTCCACTGAATCAGCACCTTTTACTCCTATCTCTCCTTTTACTCCAATTTCCCCTTTTTGACCTTTTACACCTTTTATACCTATAATCCCTTGTGACCCTTTTAATCCCTGTAATCCCGGATCTCCTTCAGCCCCTTTTTGCCCTGTTGGTCCAGTAGGACCTGTTGGCCCAGTAGGTCCGGGTTCCACTGAATTTGCACCTTTTAATCCTATCTCTCCTTTATCTCCAATTTCCCCTTTTTGACCTTTTACACCTTTTATACCTATAATCCCTTGTGACCCTTTTTGACCTTGTGGCCCAAAGTCTCCCGTCTCTCCTTTATCACCTGTTGGACCTGGTACTGTACTTGCCGGTCCTGTTGGTCCAGTAGATCCGGTAGGTCCGGTAGGGCCCGTAGGGCCTGTTGGTCCATTAGGTCCATTAGGTCCTGTCGGTCCTGCTACACCTATTTCTCCTTTTTGACCTTTTGTTCCTGTATTGGTACCTAGAGTTTTAAATTGCTCAGTTGATGCCATTGAGATGCCCCATTATGATTGACTCCTCATAGTATCCCAAAGGAGTTTACAGAATGTGGCAATAGAAGTAGGGATAATAAACCAGAAAGCTTTTTGTGTTCTTTTACGGAATTCGCTGTTGAGACGTGTTTCAGCCCATAAACCAGATTCAGGATTAAATAGATTTTCCTTAATAAACTTAAGATCTTCTCTATTCTTTTTACTAAATCCTTCAAACTTTTTATCTATATCATCTAAACGATACATAATAAGTTTTAGGTCATCTCTGTCTTTTCCGTTCATGGTTAACCCTTTTTTAGTGAAGATTATGAATACATCCTAGCTTTTTAATATAATTCAAAAATCAGAAAAGATACAAATGTTTATGATTATATTATTCCATAATGTTATTTTCAAAAATTTATGTGATTAACTTGGTTCGAAGAAAAGATAGGAGAACTCAAGTTGAAGAAGCTCTTAAGAATGTTAATATACCAAATAATATCCCTATAGAGTATGTTGAAGCGGTTGATGGTCAAGCATTACCCTCCGATGATACCTATAATATAATAAAAAACTTTACCGATCCTGCTTCAGGACGGATTATGACTAAAGGAGAAATAGGCTGTTCACTATCTCATCAATTAGTTTTTGAAAAAGCTTATAAAGAAATGAATGATTCAGAAAATATTTTAATACTAGAAGATGACTTAGTTATAGATCCTTATTTTCTAGACGAAATAAAGCAAGTTGAAATACAATCTAAAGAGATTGATTTTGATTTTATGTACTTAGGTAGAAAGAAAGTAAATAAACATGCTGTTGAAGAAAAAGTCTCGGATTCATTAGTTAAACCCAATTACAGTTATTGGACTTCTAGTATCTTATATTCTAAAAAGGGGATTAAAAAGATACTAGATTTAGACTGGAAAAATAATATATGCCCCGCTGATGAATTTATACCTATGCTATTAAATCAGGGTCAACTTCAGCTACAAAAACATTTCGGTACCCAAGACTTTATAGGTTTAGCTACTTCTCATAATCTTATATCTCAATATGCTGAATCATTTGCTACAAGTGATACAGAACATAGTAGACCTTTTAAAGAATCAGTAGTTGATAAAAAAGAATTTATAGCCTTAGCAATAGGTACTGATTATAATGATGGAATGAAAAGACTTGAAAAATCATTTAAGAAATTTGGATATCCTTATGAATTATTGGGAGTGGGACAGGAATGGTTTGGTGGAGACGAGATAATAAATTACCCAGGAGCTGGACAAAAGATAAATATTTTAAAAAAGCGATTACAAGAAATAGTTAACGAAGGTAATAATCCTATAATACTAATGCTAGATGGTTACGACACTATCGTATTAAGGTCTGTACTGGCTCTGATTGATAAATACAAGGAGTTAGGGGTCAAGGTTTTATTCGGGGCAGAGAAAACTTGTTGGCCTGATACTAGTCTATCGTCTGATTACCCCGAAACGGGTTGTGATTGGAAGTATTTAAACTCTGGTCAATTTATGGGTAGAGCTCAAGACATTTTAAATATACTTGATGAAGAAGTACAAGACTCTGATGACGACCAGCTTTATTATAGTAAAAAATTCTTAATAGGTAAATATGGTATTGACCTGGATTATAATTGTGAAATATTTCAAACCTTCGGAGGTACTGAAATAGAATTATTCATAAATAAAACTTTTGCAGAGTTACACAATGTAGTAACTTCAACTCAACCTTGTATAGCTCATGGTAATGGTCCTATGGACTCTAAGTATTATTTTAACTATGCTTGTAATTTTATATCAGGTAACTTTAGAGAAGCATTTGGTTATTTACAATTTAATGAAGAAAGTCAACTAGATGTTAGTAATACAAGGATATTAATTAGTGTATTTGATACATCACCCAATCCCGAACATATATATCAATGTTTAGACTCATTACGCTTTGTAGACTATCCACATGAGAATTTAGCTATTGCAATCTATACTGATAATCAAAGTAGGAAAAGAGGTATATCTAGATATTTAGCCCAAGGTGATTTTGCTAACTATGAAAGTATAATGTTAATTCAACGCGGTAATGATAATTGGTTAAGAACTAAAAATTTAAAATTAGCTAAAGACTTTGATTATAACTTTAATATAAACTCTAATGTATATCTAGATAAAACAGATATCTTCCATGAATTGATTAACCACAATAAACTAGTTGTGGGTGCTCAATTAAGTCAAAAGAATTTTTACCTAAGACCAGAGCATACTGAGGAAGATGATTTAATATTTAATAGAAACTATACAGGGCTATGGGCTGTATCATACTTGGATGCTTGTTATATGATTGATTGTTCACAAATAGATAAGATACAAACTTTCTTTGAAGATAACAGTGAACCAGGTACACACGCAGAAGCTACTTTTTGCTATAATCTTATAGCAAAAGGCTATATACCATATATAACTAATATGCAAGAAAACTATGGAGAAATAATAGCAAATGAACACGACTGACGCATTTGAGATGCTAATCAATTATGATGAAAGGGCTAAACTAGAAGGCCCTGCTTATTCACCCGCTAATGATATATTAGTAGTCCCATTCTGGACTGAAGAATTTTGTAAAGCTGTTTGTATAGTATCAGACCTTATGGATGAATATAAACCGTATGGAGGCGATGTAGATTCAGGCTATGCACCTGGACAAGAAATAAGGCTTAATCGTATTAGTCCTGTATTTTTTGAAAATTATACTCGTGACTGGGATGAAAGGCTACATCAAAAGATTGGAAACTTTTATGATAACCCGTGTAGGATACAAGGGCATAGAATGCCTTTTGTTTTAAAGTATACTATGGATACTCAAAAATCAATGGATCAGCATACAGACACCTCATTTATAACAACTACTATGATATTAAATGATAGTAGTGAATATGAAGGTTCTGCTCTTACTTTTCCTAGACAAAAATGGGATACTTCAACCATCCCCGCTGGGCACGCAGTTATATTTCCTGGGTTAGTTACACACCCGCATTATGGTTCTGAATTA